TTCTTCATTCTTATTGGTTGTCTTGACGTTTGATAAACCACTCAAAACGTCGCTTAATTTGGATGATGTAAACATGGAAGAGCCTCCACCTGCGTTATTTGCTGTTGATTTTGCGTCGCTTGATGCTGGCGCGGATGAACTATTCATAGAGCCACCTGACACCATACCTTGGATTTGTAATGGCGAATAACCAGCACTCATCAAACTTGTTTTTGTTGCGTCTGACATTCTAGCTGGTGCGTTCAATAGATATTCAGACGTTGGGTCCATGCCTAATGCACCACGGGCTGTATTACCTGCTTCTGATAGCCCATTATTTGCCCAGTTAGATATATCATCAGCATTTGCCATGATACCGCCGGTTAACCCGCCTAATAACGCACCTTCTTTTCCGCCTGTTCCGTATCCAGATAATGCCCCACCAAGACCAGAGGTTAAAGATGCGGACCCCTTTGCCCCAGCTCCAAGTAATTGAGACCCGATACTACCTGTGCCGCCGAATGCGCCACCCGCCCCAACATATCCACCAGCTCCGCCAAGTAATGCCCCCTTAAGCCCGCCCCCACCGGCGGCACCTAACCCTGCGCCTATAGCTGCGGATGCCAAAGGGCCAACACCTGGAATAAATGCTGCTGCAATCGGTGCCGCCTTCTTAATAACCTTAAAAACTTTACTGAAAAATCCCATTTTGTTCTCCTATTGAATTTCGCACATACCTACAATCCAAAGCGTGAGGCCGGTGGCCGCCCAAGCTGGTGTATAAATACGACTAGATGAATTTTCAACCATTCCCGAAATGGTCCCAGTATTCCCGCCAAGGGCAAAACAAGGGCCTGGCGTCTTCACACTTACTGGGAAGTTATTACAATAGGTTGACGCGGCGGTTGATGCGGTTGTTGTCGCAGGAATAATCTTAATCGAAAAATATGCAAGGGATTGACCAATGCGATAAAGAGTTCCTGTTATTGTTGGGGTTCCCACAACAGTTAAGTTTGTAAAGGTTGGTGTCCAAGCTGTCCCCGTGTCACCGTTGTATAATTGATTAAAGAACGTTACCCATGTAAACGAGATATCCCCGTCTTCTGTGGTTAAACTGTCTTTAATGGGGGCGGGCTGAATACGGCTCATGTCAAGTACGCCCCAGTAAGAGCAACCTTGATCGGGTCAGATATCTTAATTCTGAAAGTCATCATGTCGGCGATTCCCAAACGTCTAAAACGAACCGTTGTCGTGTACTTACCCAATGCCCCGATAGGTGCCGTATAAGTATCAGACCAAGTTCTTGCGCCGTCTTTGGATAGCTGCAACATGAGAAGGGCGTTAGAGCCCTGACCACTGGACAATGATACACCAGTTTCCATACCAATTTCAAGTGAATTATATCTAGTCGGCTTATTCTCGTCTGAAATATGGGTGAAAATACGTTCGCGTAAAACCTCTTCACCGTTATCATCATAAGCGGTCATCAAGAGCTTATAAATGTTCCCGTTTCGACGGTCTCCGACAAGTGTGTACCCGAACCCGTATGTGCAACAGTTCCCAATATCGAGGCCATAGGACCCATCGGACTCCAAGAAGGCGCGCTCATGCCAAAGTTGTGTAGTTAGGTCATAAACCAAGGATGTGGGGAGCCCACCACCTGTTAAAACGTAAAATACGTGGCCGTCTTGTTGGTATGTGTACGCACGAATATTTGTGCTATCCGTTGCTTGAGAAATTAAAAGCTCAATCGGTTCTGTCGAGATACGTTTAGGAGTGTACCCAACGGCCCTATAGACGATCCCAGAGCCGATGTCATCCTTGCCTAACCAAAGTATTGAGTTGTCAACCGTAAGGGCTGTGTGAGCTGCCAGAATTCCTGTATCGACTTTTGCTCCTGCAATACGTTGGAATGGGAATACACTATCCCCTGTATTTGTCCAAATCTCGCTAGTTTTTTCTCCAAATAGCCATAATTGCCCGAAAGCGTTCTGGACACGCAACAGGCTGTCAGGACTTGATTCAGCTGTTGCAAAATCAAGCGCGCCCCATGTAAACCCGTCATAAAGCGCGGAGATATTGAATTGTCCTGTACTAACTTTATTAACAATAAAATACCCATCAATAAACGAGATAGTGCCAGAGGTAGGTAAATCCACATCAGTAACTTGCAAGAATATGTTTGTGGCATAAGTGAATATCCAAACAGTTGAACCGTTACAAATAGCCATTTGCAAGCCGTTTTCAGCGATTGAGCAGATAGATGTTGCGCTACCCGTCATTGTGCCGACAAGAGTTGACACACCAGCAGAAGATAGTTCATAAACGCCTAGGGCTGAAACGTAAAAACAACGTCCGTTTGACGCTGTAAACATAGCCCGAACAGGCCCAGAGCCCCCAGACGAAAACAACACCTTCCCAGGCGTTCCGTATAGTGCAGCACCCTCTTTCCCTTGTGCATCGAGTACAACATACATATTAACAAGGCGTTCGGAATTGAACGGTAAGCTTCTTTGTTGTGCTGTTGGTCCAAATAGGTTGAGTTTCAAGATTTTACCTATAACCGGCTAGAATGTTTCCTGCGTTCGTCAATGGTATCGTGGCATCCAGCGTTCGGTTACGCATCACGGCAGCGTTAATCATGCGTTTTGATTCAACGGCGATATTGTAGACCAATTGGTCAGGTTGTTGCCCATATTCCGGGGCGAGTTCAACGGCCAAGTTATAAATCAAGGCGCGCTCCCAGCCTGGCGGCAAATCAACCGTTGTAGACAGCGTTAATTGCCCAAGCTCTTTTTCACTTACAAGGAAAAGCGTGTAAGCTTGGTCCGGGTTATTCCAAAGCTTAATCGTCCCGCTAGGGTGACCGGCTGTGTAGTTCAAAATAGTCGGGCGACCGCGTGCCGTTTTATCGGCAATCAGCCCATACGTTTCATCCGTTACAATCTCAACTGGATAATCCAGCGTAGAAAAACGAATATAAGCGTCAGCAATGTATATGGGACGGGCTGTGTTGAAAGTTTGGCCAGCCCCAATCGTATAAGAAGACGTACCCGCGACAAGTGAAAAACTTTCTGTAGTGCGTGCATAAACCGAAATTGATTCGTTAGACCACGATGACAACAGGTTATTTAAACTTACCAACGCGTCTGCGGCCTCATCAGAATCGGCAACCTCACTTTTGGTGAGGACGCCAGATTTCTTCATAGCTCTTTCAATGATGTCAAGAGCTGTGGTCATTATTCACCTGAACCGAACATAAGATACAGATTAGCAGTCCCTGAAGAACGAATGGCCGCGAAATAACGGTCAGTCGGTTTAATCATATATGTTTGAACGGTTCCAGCTCCAACAACGCTTCCCATAGATCCTACAGTTGCGGAGGTTGGGAATACAGCTGTCGTGCTTGATGCGCTTGCTGTGACATAAGCGGGTGTCGACCCTTCAGTGTTATCAACGACGATGCGCGTTAAGTTACCAAGGTTTTCTTGTAAAATAACTTGTTGCGACGAATTTGTTAAACTTGACAGAACATATTGCGGGCTATTTAAAGCAATAGGACAATCCATTTTTATTCTCCTTAAAAGATTAAAACGGCCCCCCAAGAGCGGGGGACCATTATAAATTAATCTGCGACAACAGACTTTGCGACCCCGCCTTCAGGGCGGAACACAACGAAAGTCAATGTCTGCGAAGCCGGGTCAAGAGCACCAGCAGTTGAGTTTTGGATTGTTACCGCAACGGTATCGGCGGCAGTCGCAACCGCGCATGGTCCATATTGAAGACCAGCGGTATGCGTTACGTTAGAAACCATAGGGACGTCACCAATCTTTACACCGGGTACAGTTACGGATTGTTGAACGGATGTATTCGCTGCGACAGACGCCACATCAAACGTAACCGAGACAATGTAATGACCGGACATATTTCCGAAATCTACACCAGTAGCCATAATTTTATTCCTTTATAAAAAGTTAAGAGTAGACGGGGGTTTTAAGGCCCCCGTCAATTATCTTAAGCAGTGATACGGGTCGACCATTCAGGACGGACCGCGGCGATACCCGCCAACACATCAAGACGTGTGACCATCCGGCGTTTCAGAATATCAAAGTCACGGATAAGCGCAACTGTGATCCCGCCCGCAGTGGTGATTTGTTCCGAAATTTCAGCTTTCGTCGGCATAACCAACGGGGCAGAAACCATACGGAACGCTTCTTTATGGAAGCAGAGGTTTTGTGTGTAGGAAGTCGACAAGGAACCAACCAAAGTCACAACATCAGAGGCCGTTGGGAAACGGTTGATGTTTTGCAACGTGCCAGTTGTGTACACAGCTGGGCTAATTCCGACGGCGGTATAGGCACCAGCGACGGCGGTTGCATCAGCAGTCACAACGAATTGTTGCAAGAACGGATACGCTTGTTTGGTGATTGGGTGAACAGCGAACACGTTGGCAACCGTAAACACATCGCCTTTTTTCAAGGTTTGTGTGCCCGTACCAGTGATGTTGATCGTCGCTTGACCTTGAGCCGCAATCGTTGTGGTCACGGTGTGCGCGCCGGTTGCTGTACCACGGGTGTGGACATACAACAGTTCATTTTCCAACCAGTTGAACCCATCAGCTTGACCAATCATGCCGGTTTTATATTGTTCGGCGATGTTTGAGCTTGATTGGAACAAACCTTTACGTGAACCAACAGCCAGACGTCCAGCGGTCGAATCTTGCAAGAAGAAACGGCTGTTGTCTTTCGGGCAGAGGTATTTGCTCATTTTTTCACGGGCCGACAACACATCATCAGGAGCGAACTGGGTTGATCCAGCTGTACCAACGAGGTTATAGGTCGCTTGGGTTGCTTTTTGCAGTAAACGCTGTTCAATGTTTTGCGCAATCGCAGAAGCTGCGGGTTTGGCGAAACGTTCAACAGAATTGCGCAAATCAACTTCAGTCGCGAATTCAAACGAGTCAATGGACATACCAACGGTCGAAATGGTGTCGAGTGTCAACGCCACTTTTTCTTCGGTGCTATCTTGAATCGAGGATGTGATGTCGAACGACGTTGTCGGGACATAACGAGCAGGCTTGCTGATATAGATGGTGTCGCCGGCAGAGTAGCCGTTTTTACCGTTATAATCTTCAGCAGGGGCCTTGGCGATGGATTTGGTGAATTGTAATTCATCTTCCAACATTTGAGCAGCGGCCTTCAGGAAGAGACCAGGACCGCCTTTGATTGTATTATGGAGATTAGCCATTTTAAAAGTTCCTTAGTGTTAAAGTTAAAGTTTCCAGCGTTTCAACAGTTCGGCCGGGTCCATATCGGACAAAGATTTACCTGTTGTGCCCAGCCCTTTTGCGGGTGCAATCGGTGCGGGGGCTTTTGTTATTGGCCGTCTTTGGGAGAGTGCTATTCCACGGTCTTGTGCCCGCCCTATTTCCATGGCGGCCCGGTATGGGCTCATGTTAATCAGGTCTTCGAGCTTTCCTTCTTTTGCAAGTGCGTAAAACGCCATGGGCGGATTTTCGCATTCGAGAAAGAGGCGTTCAAGTTGTGGGGGGAAACTGTCGATAACATCAGCATATTCGGCAATCGTTTGACCAAAGTCTGGGATACTCGACGCGACTTCCGCTGCCTGGTCGGCGATTTCGGACTCACGCTTTGCAACCCATTGTTGTTCTTGCGATTGTTGATATTCTTGTTGTTGCCGCTTATTTCCTTCAGCCATCTCTTGACGCGCTTCATAACGTGCAACTGCCTTAAGAAAATCGCCATAATTGTCGAATTTGTCCTCATCAGGATAATCTGACGGTCTTTGGCTATTTGATTGTTCTTGAGGTTTAGCTTGAGCCCGGTAGCGTTCGAGTTCCGCTTGTAGTTGCTGCTGTTCAGCACGCAATTTCCCTATTTGTCTATCGCGTCGGGATAACGCGTTCACTGCCTTCTTTGGAAAAGGAACATCATCTTCAGCTTTTGGCGCGTCTTTCGCTGCCTCGGCGTCTTCTGGTGCAATTTCCTCTGTGGCGACTTCGATTTCAGCTGAAGGTGCATCCGTTTCCGGTGCGGTGGCTTGAATATCCAAGTTATCTGTCATAGTATACCTCTTTTATTTGCCTATTGCAATATGCATATAGGATTATGGTTGACCCATAATTTCTTGCCCGACGAACGCGGGTTGCATCATCGATTGATCGATATGCTGGATGACGGCTTCTAATTCATTGACGCGCTGGTCTTGGCTTTTAAGCGCAATGTCGGCTTGCATCTTTTGCTCTTGGATATCAAGTTCACGTGAGCGAAGCTGTAGTTCCATTGCCTTAAGTTCAAGTTCGGCTTTGTTCTTTTCTTCATCGATGCGCATTTTAATCATGGCGATTTGGTTCTGTGATTGATCGGCCTCTGCCTTTTGCGCTTCGGATTGCGCCTTGATCTGTAGATCACCTTGTTTGTTATCCAACGCCGCTTGAATAGACTGCATTTCAGTTTGAAGTTGCGCGATGGTCTGTTGCGACTGTTGGATAACTTGTGCCATTTGCATTTTTTCAGGATCTGGCGCGGGCTGCTCCTCATCCTCTGACTCAATCATGTCGGGATTGGTGCGCTTAATAAGCTTTTTCATGCGTTCGGCCATAGCTTCGGCACCTGTGAAGTCCATGTTCTTAAATAACAAGTCGCCCATGATTTGCATCAAATCAGGCTGTGATTTAACAACATCAGAGAAGAATGCGGCCGCCTCTTGACGGCGTGTGGTGTACGGTGCGCCTGATATGACACGAACGTCATACTTGCCTTTTGTCAGGTCGTAACCTTCCTCTTGTCCTTCGACGCCGGCGCCATTGACACCAACTTCTTTTGGCTCTTCCTCTTCCCCGATGATGCGAATCACGCGCGGGGTATCGTAAATTTCAGGGATAGCGCAGACAAGGATGCGGCCCACATGGGCAATTGACCGGTTAAGGTTATCCGCGAAGTGGAACGTGGCGACATCACCCTCTTGTTGGCGGCGTTGGATTGCGATACCGGAAGTTTCGTTTGAACGCTGTCCGATAGACGCATTGTACAGGCCCATCGTGGCCTTAATGTCATCAACCGTTTGGCGTGAGGCGTTGACGATCCCTGTGGGGATTGTTGGCGGCTCAAGACGTTGTGGAGCGCCGACGGCATTTCCTTCGGCATCTTTAACCTTGTAACGCAATGCCATCGCCTTCGATGGGTTTAACCAGTCTTGTGCGTAATCCTCGATTTGGCCTTCAGCCACCATGATGGGGGCTTGTGGTTGTTTCATTAGTAGTTCGGTTTCAAGGGATTTCCAGAAGTTATACATCTTCTGTGCGCCCTTAGACTTGCGAATAAGGCTGAATAGGTTGCGCTTACCGTCCAACCATGCTTCTTCACCATACACGGGGACTAACGGGATATACTTGCCGGGGAATGTTGTTTCTTCTAAGACATCCTTGCCGGATAGCTTATAACGCATCACGGTTTTAATCGTTTTGTTGCGTGTTTTCCCGTATTTCTGGCCGTCAATGTAATCGACTTTGTTGCCCATATCATCCCAGGCCATCGTCGATTTTGTTTCTTTGATTTCGAAATATTCACAGACCGTCATGAAATCGCTGTCTTTAGGGTCCTTGAGGTTTTCGTTTTCAAAGCACGCGATTTCTTTATCTGGGTATTGTTTCTTGAAATCAGAGATAAGGATGCGGTCGATAACATAACCATGCTTCGCGTCGCAGCCATCCGATTCTTGCGACAAGCTGTCAATCATGCAGGCGAATGGGTTTTTAACGGATTTAATCAATAACTCCTGATCGCTTGATTCATCGTCGCAATAATCGTGGTCAACACGGATGAATCCGATTGACGATTTAACAGAAAACAGACTCGCTGTGTCATAGGATTCATCGGCCCCAGACACGTATTCGATGTTACGGATAAGGCCCTTAAAGACTTCAGCGGTCTCTTGTGACGCTTCAGAGCCAGCGGGGATGATGTTGATAGACGGCGTGTTTTGACGAATGTCATTCGATACCTGGTGAACGAATTGGCCGAGTTGGTCGATGGTAAGAGCTGGACGGCCAGTGGATACGCGGGCTTGGTAATCTTTTGGGTCCCATTGCGCGAAGTCGTCATCGGACAAGAATAGTAAATCTTCACGCGCTTTGTCGTAAATAGGTTTCCAGTGTTCAATGTCGCGTTTGTAATTAGCTTGAGCACGCGAAACGACGTCAGATTTTTCCGTAATATCAGGCATTCCGAAACCCCACGAAGGTTTAGACTGATTAGAGCTGTAACGGATGTTACGCCTGATAAACCACTGCAAGATGCATGTGGTGAAAGATTATAACATTAACGTAATGGTTAATGCAATCGCGTTTTAACACCCCATGTAAGACGCCGCGCCTTGTAGGGAGCGGATAGGGAGCTTTTCAACTTTTGATAAAGACCCCTTAAGCTGGCCGATCGCTTGTATCGCATAACGGAACGCATCGGCCCCGTGGCTGGCCCATGAATGGTCAGGGTTTGTGCTGAATGTCTTACGCTCATCGTTCCATTTGTACGAATATTGTTTAAGGCATTCAATACCTTGTGAACATTTATTACCATCAATCCAAACACGGGGTAGCGCAAGCCGGGTGTCTTCGATCTGTTGTGATACGTCGCCGCGGTCTAAAATCCGGTTGTTAACACCAAGGGATTGATAAAGCTGCGCGGTTGTGCGCCCACTGTGCGTGTTTCCTTGCCCCGCATCATGCGGCAGGAAATGTCCGTTTCGTGCATAATTGTACGATTTTTCTTTGATAATCTTGGCATAATGTTCGACGGTTTGGTTAAAATCTTCATGATAGTCAATGAAATGGATCTCGCGTCCGACCAATTGAAACCACCAAATAGCCGTCGAATCGCCCCACCCAAGGTCAAATGCGGTGTAAACTTCGGCTTCATGGTCATAAGGGACCGCGCAAATGCGGTTCTCGCTGTCCATCGCCGTCATTTGCTTACCATACACAGCCCCAATGATTGCGGCGTCAAACGACACTTCAAATTCTTGATTGTATTGGTCTTCTGACATTGCGCGTTGCATATCTGAAAGCTCTTCTGGTGTCAGGATACCTGATTCGCTCGCACGCAGACTTAGCGCAAACCACGAATCATCTTTTCGCGCAGCTTGGTATATGTCGTAAAAAGCGTTGTGACCTTTTGGCGTACCAATAAACACGGCCCAGCCGTTGCGGTCGGCAAGCGCGGGGCGTATGACTTCAGCCCAAACACGAGGGCGCATGTCTGCAAATTCGTCAAGGACAACGCCATCAAAGTACTGACCCCGTAAGGCGTCTGGGTTGTCTGCGCCGAAAACGCGGATGGTATTACCGTTAATCAGCGTTATCTTGAGCTCTGCTTCGTTTATTTTTTCTGTGAACGGTTTGGCATATTTCTTTAGATAATCCCAAGCGATGTTCTTAGCCTGATTGTAATACGGCGCAATATACCCGTATTTTGCATCCTCTTTTTTCGTGTACATTGCCCTATGGATAATTTCATTGATGCACGCTACGGTCTTTCCGGCGCGTCTGTGTGCGACAATGCACGACCACCGCTTATCCCTAGCATGGAACGGAATAAAGCAATCACGGGGGCTATAAAGGGAATCTATAACGATTTGGTTATTCATCGAGCTTTGAACCGGGGACGGTCATGTTTAGGATGTAGGTTGGTTTGGTTGGCAAACCTTTTTCGTCTAGTAATTGCTGCGTGTTCTCAACCTTATCAGTCCATTGTGCGCGGTTCTTCATGTTAAAGATCCACGTGGCAGGGTTGAACCCAGGCAACTTGCCAGTCGTCCCGGCGACGCCTAACTTCTCCCAAAACATCAAGGACTTGCGCTTTGCCTCTGCCAATTCATCCCACGGGCAATCCTCCGGAAATCTGTCAGCGTATGAAAAGCACGTGTCCTCGTCGCAATCAGGAAATGACTTCATTGACAAGCCGCTTGCAACGTGGGCTGTAAAGTTATCCCACATCTTACGGCGTTTTTCAGGTGTCCCGTACTTAAGCGGCTGCCCCATTACCATTGAATACCTCCCCTGTTTCTGCGTGAACGGCTTGTTTTCCCGTGAATTCCTGCCAGCGTTTGATGATTACGTCGCAGTATTTTGGGTCGAGTTCCATCATAAAAGCCCGACGCCCATTTTTTTCTGCGGCTATGCAAGTTGTTCCAGACCCGCCAAACGAATCCAAAATAATATCCTGCCCCTTGGTATTGTTTAACATTTGGTAGGCAAATAACTCAACAGGCTTCATTGTTGGGTGTTCGCCGTTGCGAGATGGTTTGTCAAACTCAAGAACGGTTGTCTGTTTGCGGTCCGCCGCCCAAAGATGTCCTGCTCCGTCTTTCCAACCGTACAAACACGGCTCATGCTTCCAGTGGTAATCCTGCCGACCCATAACGAGAACGGACTTTTTCCAGATTAAACACTGACGCACAGTCCACCCAGCATCCTTTGCCGCACCCCTGAAATTATACCCCTCCGAATCAGCGTGCCAAATATAGAACACCGCGCCCGGCTTCATCACAGCGTCAGCGGCGACATAGCAATCACGCAGAAATTGACGGAAGTCATCGTTTCCCATGCTGTCGTTTTGTATCTTAAGAGCGTCCTTGGTTTTTCCCTCATAGGCCACGTTATACGGGGGATCTGTCAACCACATATCCGCCTTCTGGCCGTCCATCAGCTTCTCAACCGCGTCAATGCTGGTGCTATCCCCACACATTAAACGGTGATCGCCCAGAATCCAAATATCGCCCAGAACCGTAATTGGATCAACGGGCGCGTCAGGCACCGCGTCTTCGTCCGTTAATCCATCAACCTGTTTCGGCATCAGTTTGTCAATTTCCTCTTGGCTAAACCCAGTCAGGTCAAGATCGAAATCCATAGCCTTTAAATCTTCAAACTCAAGGCGCAACATTTCATCATCCCAGCCTGCATTTAAAGCCAGTTTATTGTCAGCTATAACATAAGCGCGTTTTTTAGCCTCCGTCATGCCCGAAAGCACTATACACGGTACTTCATCCATTCCAAGCAATTGGGCCGCCAAAACGCGCCCGTGGCCAGCTATGATACCGTTGTCCTCATCAATCAAAACAGGGTTGGTGAATCCAAACTCTTTTATCGACGACGCGATTTGTTGGGCTTGTTGCGGTGAATGGGTGCGGCTATTTCTTGCATACGGAATTAGGACCGAAGTTGTCCTATATACGATTTCGCTTTTAGGGTCCGAAATAGTACTAATTTGGTCCTGTTTCAAATTTTGCTTTTTCATTTTTTAGGTGGGCGAGGTTTCGGTTTTGGTTTACAGGCCATCGTATCCTCCAAATAAAAACCAACCGGGAGCCATCGTGCTTATGTTTGTTTTCGTGTTGGCTTGTACGCGAACGACGGGGAAAAATAAAATAGCGTTCCCCGACTGTGTATTTAAGATAACGCAATTCAAGAGCGTTTGTCAACACCAAAATTAAAGCGGTATTTCAAATTCATCTGGCAGCGGGTCGCCTTTATCCCAGTCATACGCTGCTGTTGATACCGTACCAACCTTATCCGCTTTCTGTTCAATCTTGTTGTACTCCGCATACCAGCCCTTGGGGAACAACCGGCACATTGCCTCACAAGACAACACCACCACGTTATCCTCACCCGGATGTTTGGCCCTGTACTCGTCCTGAACCAACCTTACAACCCTAAAAATCGTTGACCCTTGGTTATAGGAAAAGATAACCACGTCATCTTTTGGCTTTAGACCATGGCTGTATGCGTTTTCTTCTAGTCGGCTATACCCCCTGCGGCAACCATCGACAATCGCCCTCAGCGTTGCTATATCGCGGCCAGAAATGGCATCGTTTAGCTTATCGACCTGTGACTGCCATTTTTTTGCTAGCTCGGGGTTAGTGGACGCCGCCGTCGCCTCCAAGAAACCAGCGCCCCATTTCACCTCGTATGCATACGCCACGTCATCCAACTGCGACACAAGGCGGTTAACTTCAAAACTGATTGGGTCTAAGTTGTCGGACATTGGCCACTCCACAAGTACGGGTTTTATAATTTCACGAAGGTTCATTTTGTTCTCTTTCGGATGTTCTCATTTTTGCATCCATACGACCCGTCGGTGCCCTACTGCGGAGGGCGTGAAACCTGTTTGCAGGTTCACACGCTCCCCCCGTAGGGGGCAACAAACAGGAAAACTATATGGCATAAAGGTTTTTTGCATGTGTGAATTGGAAAATCGGCGACAAACTATTGATTTCATTGATGTAAACACAAAACGACAAACAGACAACAAACAGGCGTAAACAGAGACAAACTATTGATTTAATTGATGTAAACAGAAACATTTTGATAATCATGATTATTCCTTACTTATGAAAATGTATTTTTTATTCTTTTGTGACGTATTCTTGACGATTTCAATGTCATAACGTGTTCCCATATGGTTTACATATCCAACATTTTCGACCGCACTATCCATCAAATTTGATATGGTCCGGGGGCTTCCTAAAGAGTAGTCCCGGTCCGCGATATAGTCTCGCGCGTCGTTAAATGGGAAATTATTTCCACCTGCGCCGTCTGAAAACATGGCGATATAAGATAGAATTTTTTCCTCATTCGCGCTTAAAACGTCACCCGTTTCCTTCTTTATGTCATCAACAGATATGTGGTCTAATACCCCAACACTATCCCCATCGGGGTATAAACCGGACCCGTTCATGATGTTTATGGATTTAAATTTTAACCATAACGTCTTTTCAACCGGGGCCGTGATATTGCTTTTCGCGTCATCAAAACGAACGTACCAGCTCTTTTTTTCAGGCGGAACACCCATCTTTTTTGCCTCGTCTTCGGACATCTTGGCAAGTGTAAAGGCGCGCCGGACAACCCCAATCTGGGCACCACCGCCACGTCCAGAGTCGGCGTTCCCAGCCATTCCTTCCGACCATTTCTTGGCGTGGTGGATAAGCATGACCGCGCAGTTCGCATCAAACGCAATCTTGCGAAACAAAGCCGTAACAACTTTCATCCCGTCATTGCTGTTTTCTGTGATAGAATGCATTTCGGCAAAAGGGTCAACAATTAATATATCTATTTTACGAGACACAATCTCTTTTAGCATATTAACGTAATCATCAGTAAAAACGACCGTGTCACCTTGTAACTTTGCAACATTTATTGACTGGTGTTCGCCACTATCCATGTAAAACTTGCCTGAAATGTCCGTTTTTTGAATGTGGGAGTTTATCATAATAGCCTTGACGCGACGTTTTAACTCATCCTCGCCTTCTTCGTTATTGTAAACCCAAACGTTCAAGCCCTTAATCTTTGACGACCATTCGCCCCACGGCTTTCCGGATGCAGCTGATAAACCGATCTGCATAGAAAAAACGGATTTCCCGGCACCTGGGGGTGCTATAATCATCGAGACATATTTCCGGGCCAAAATGTCGGCATACAAAAATTCACGTGGTGGGATTTTGTCCAAATCAATATCGTCAATGGATGTTGCTTTTATTGTCGAATCAATGGGTGTCACCGTTTCACCCTTAAGGGTGTCACCCTTCGGGGGCTCAAAAACTGCTTCAATAACGGGCGGAGCCTTATTTAGGATAGATGGTTTGTTTAATAAAGTAGACGCGTCGTTTCTCGGAACCCATCCTTGCTGTTTTGCAAAGTGCACAAGAGTCCCAATTGTTGTTCCTGTTTTATTGAATGAATTCCAATGATAAAGGCAATCTTTAGATCCTTTGTATTTTTCGCCACCGCCAGAAGACCAGCCGTCAAAAATATCAAATGGCACCCCGTAATCCTTTAAGGCCATTCCGACAGCAAGCCAATCGGCATAAGTGCAATCTGGGCGGATACAATAAAGCATCGACCTGATTTCATCCTGCGAAAATTCGCGCTGTGCTGATAAATTCAAATAATTACGGTTAAGTCCTACCTCCGGGAGTGCCGACGCCTTTGTTGTCAACAGGGGCGATGCGGGCTCAGCACCCCGGAAGTAGCTTTTGAATGCGTCCATAGAAACGGACGCTGTGTTTTGTTGCGGAATGATAAATTCCGTTAATTCTTGGATGCGCCCATCTTTTTTAGGCCAGGCGATAGTCCCACCAAGACGCATAACGCGGATCGGATCCACAACGGATTTATCACCATTAAGGAATGAACACACACCCGCAAGAGCTGGTTTTATTGCCGTTGGGTCTGTAATGGTTGTATCAAGCCGCCACCACAATTGCGCCCGCAATTCAGGATGGCGGCCCGTGACGACAACACAAGATGGCGGCATATCTTTATACTTATCCTTTGCGGATTGCGCAGCGCCGTTGTCATCAAGATCAACCCATACAAAGTTACTGTGGCCGAAAAATTCAATGTTGCTTCTTTTAAATAAAGGGGTGTCTGTATGACGTAATGCAGCCCCTACATAAACGTTGACACCTTCGATTGAATTACGCTCAACGGCATAATCTGCCGCCTCCTCTAATTCGGTAATTAAAAAATACTTTGACGTGTTTAAAGCCCTATCGTTTGGCGGGGTATTAGATATTTCAATCCAGCCTGACGATTCGTCCCCTGTATTTTCAAATAAAAAGCGTAAATGCGCCAAAATGGCGTTTTTGTTAGGCATAAATTTTTGTTGATTCATCGTGAATTCTCCTGTTGACAAGGATGATATTAGATGCTAAAACTTATCTTGTCAAGGAACAAAATGTTCCAAATATTTCCACAAGGGTATTTATAATGATCAGTAAAAAAAAGATAGCGGCTATTGTAGATAAAGATTTTATTTTGAGATTAAATAAAGTTCATAAACAATTTGTTGTAAAAAATAAAAGCGAGCTTATTCGTATTTTATTAGATGAAGCAATGAAGTTTAGAGGTATATAAATTATGCTTTCTAAGGAGGACATATTAAACAAAAAGATAAAATATGAGCGTGAGGTCGGTATTTATTTCTTAATAAAAGAAGAAGAGATTGTTTATATAGGCCAAAGTATTTCTATATCATCAAGGATATGTTCGCATAGCACATCTAGACTAAAAGACTTTGATAGTTATTATTTTGTTAATTGTTTTAGGGAAGAATTAGATGAACTAGAAACAAAATACATTTACAAATTTATGCCAAGGCACAATTTATATAATTCAAAATTGGGCAGAGAAAAGAAAAGATATGTTTTTCCTTGTAAGAAAACATGGGAATCCCTTAAAAAAGAAAAAAGTGCACTATAATGCAAGGCTTTAACCGTCACAACATAAAACACACCTCCCCGTCCGCATTAAATATGTGGGCCGAGGACCCGGCGGCATGGATTGCGAAATACTTGTTGGGCACAAAGTTTGCATTCAGCCCAGCGGCCCGCGCTGGCGTGTTGGCGGAAGACGCAGTGGTTAGTGTTCTTGCGCGTGGCATAACACAACAGGAAGCCACCGAAAGGGCCGTTGAGACGTTTGCAAGGGCAACACTGTTTGACCGTTCAGAAAAGACACAATCGCGAATTGATATGATTCCAGGAATGATTGACCTTGCTTTAAAAGAACTAAAACAATACGGCGAGCCTGAATTTGCGCCGGACGGTAAACAAAAAAAGATTGAGGTGAATTGCCGTGTTGATGATTGGGCCATTCCTGTTATTGGTTTTTTGGACCTTCACTATCCACAACACGGGCTAGTTGTTGATTTAAAGACAAGCTCTCGGTTGCCGTCTGAAATGTCTCAAAGTCATTTGCGCCAACAGGCCATATATAAGGCAGCTATGGGAAACTGCGCTGTAAAGTTTTTATATACAACTTCGAAAAAAACTGCTATATTCGAACCAGAAGATACAAGTGACACATTAAAAGATATTAAAGCAATATTAAAACGTCAGAATGCATTTCTATCAGTTGGGGATATTGACCTATTGAAATCTATCGTGCCGGTGGTACCATCATTTTACTTTAACGACGACCTAAATATAAGGAAAGAAATTTATGGATATTAAATTAACAAAAGAAGAGGTGATGGAAATTCGGGCCGTTTTGCTTATAGCGTCAGAGGGCTTAGACACGATATTACAAGACTTCTCTAGTTCTGAAGGTGTCGAAGTACCAAAGGCATTGGACGAAGTTTTAGAAAACCCTGTTACAAATGCTATTTGGCAAATGGGGCGCGTGTTTGAGATACTCGACTTGGCAGAATGTGAACAAGAAGCCAACGATAACGAAATTCGGGTGTAAGCCCAAATCGGTCGCCAGTGCCGTCCAGTGGTTTAATAGTAAAGAGAAAAGGAAAAGAAAATGGGTTTAGGAATCGAAAAACAAGCTGGTGATTTTTTACCGTGGGTTAAATTTAACGGAAAATCGGGCCGCTGGTCGGCAAAAATTGACGGTGCCGAACAAGAAATTGGCAACCCAACATTTGTTGCAGATTTTGCCAATATTCAAACGGGATGGATCGAATTCGGTGCGCCTGGTATGCCGCCTGTTTGGACACCGCACGCGTCACTAACAAACAAAACACCACGACCAAACGAAAAGTCAAAAGAAGGATTTAAAGTTAAGCTTTTTAGCAAATCATCTTTTGGTGGTGTTGTAGAAATGATGTCGAATTCAATGCACCTCACAAGCGCAATTTCTGAAATGTACGATAAATATGAAGCAGAAGTTGCAAATAATCCCGGTAAATTGCCCGTGATTAAATGCGTTGGTATTGAAACGATGAAAGATAAGATGGGCACAAATTATAAACCCAAATTTTCTTTGGAAAAATTTGTAGACCGCCCAGCAGAACTTGACGCAGGTTCGGCACCAGCTCAACAAGCTAAACCAGCGCCGGCCCCCCAAGCCGCCGCGAATAACGTTTCAGAATTTTAATTAACAGCGGGGCGTGACAGGCCCCGTATTTTTTAGGAAAACATAAAATGAAAATCCCACCATGGTATGAATTTGAAGGTGTAATAACTGCTATTGTTATAGCCTTACTTTTATATGCTATGCATTTGTGGGTAGCACCAATCTCATTTTTTAAATAAAGGACATAAAATGAAAAAACAAACCAAACATGAAAAAATCATTGCCTTGTATAAAGAAGGTATGAAACCAAAGGATATTGCTGCGAAGTTAAAAACAACGGTTCAATCTGTTTATGCGGTAAAACATGCGGAAAATAAAAAGTCCATACAAAAAACAAAAGATAAAATATCAGATATGATTGGAAGCGGCCCGGATTGTTTTATTAAGTCTGTTACATACGACGGTAAAGTGCTTATCCCGACACCTGATTATAACCCAATCGGATACAAAACAGGTGTGTTCGCAAAATTCAAACGCTTTTTATTTGGAGTATAGAAAATGAAAACATTATTAATTACTGCTGTATGCTTATCACTTTGTTCCTGCGCGTCTATCGTGTCAGGCACCACGCAAAGAGTTGGTGTATCAACCAATGTTCCGGGCGCGCGCTGTACGTTAGAAAACGCCAAAGGCTCTTGGGATGTTGCAAAGACACCTGGGAGCGTCACTGTTGAAAAGGCGCGGTCTCCACTTGATGTTGAATGTCACAAATCAGGGATGCGCGGTCACGCCGTTATTGATTCATCAACAGAAGGCATGGCGTTTGGTAACGTTGTAGTTGGCGGCCTTATCGGTGGTGGAGTTGATATGGCGACCGGGGCGGCGTATCGTTACCCTGTTAGCGTGAATGTGGATATGAAGTAAAATATGATTATTTATGAAGTAAAGCTTCCGTTCCCTGTTTCTGTTAACCAAATGTACGGTGGGGGAAGTGGGCAACAAAGATTCAAGACTAAAAAATATAAAGAATGGTGCGCCTCTGTACCGAAACTTCCAGAATTAAACATCGATTACCCCATTAGAATCATATACACGTTTATATGGCCAGATAAGCGGGCTAGGGATGGCCAAAACTATATTAAGGCCGTAACTGATACCTTGGTAAATTCTGGTGTCATAAAGGATGATAACTGGTCTATTATTGTAAGCGAATCATGGGATTATTCCTTTGTAGATAAAAAAAATAGTGGCGTTATTGTTAAAATTTATAAGGCTTAAAAATGACAGAATACAAATTCACAATAAATAAAAAAGATAATAAATACGTGCTATGCGGCGAAAATGAACACGGTAAACAGTTATTTATCGCTCTTTCTGATAATAAAGATATGCTGGTCAATATAGGGAAAAGTTGCATCGTACAGGAATTTGAGAAAGAAAATAAATGATACCCGAACAAAGACTACTTGCAGAATGCATCAACCGTCACATCATTTCAGCAATATGGCCCTTTAAAATACCTGGCGATTCTATACCATCAATAGAAGCACAGTATGATAAACTGATAAATCAAAAGAAACCTGTGATATTTTATAGCACCACGCGCGCGGATACCTATAAATCCATGCACTGGTTAGAGAAAAGCCATTTTGATGAGTTCGCACAAGCCGCCGATCTTGGCCAGAGGTTTGTTGAAAAATCATTTGAGTTCGTTCAAAAATGCATACACCTACGTAACAAACTATTAAGGGAGCAAATTGCAAGTGGAAAAGTCAAACCAATCATACGCCGTTCGAGTGAAGTTAAAAAATAATGAAGAATACTTGATAGGGTTTAACACTCTTGTCGAGGCGCAGAATCTATTGGTGCGCCTGGAGGAGGATGATTCTGTTTTGGAAAGTAAATTCTTAAGTAAATAAACAACGTAATAATCTTACGCATTTTGTTGTTTACTTGCGCATCATTTTGGTGCATTCTGTTTATATAGAAAGGAGACACTAAATGGCAAAACAAATGACTTTTTTAGAAAAATACAAACTTTACCGGAATTACGGATTTAACCACGCAGACGCAATGGCGATCTGTATCAAGGATGAACGCATAGCAAAAGGGTGGGATCAAAATGAATAACTATTACCCCGCCGCACAATGGAAACGCGAGTCATATTTTGGCGTCGTACAAGAAAAAGCCGCCGGTAAAGTGATTCGAAACATATATCTTAAAACACCCCGCCCAGTTAAGGGTGAGGCGTTTCAAGATGCAGTAGAAGAAATCCACAACATTATGAGGAAACAAAAATGATTAAACATATGACTTATGGCCTTATTATAGGCGTTTTATTTATGATTACGATGAACAGTTTTGGTTCTGTTGTAAAGGTTGATATTGTTACACCACAATACGGTTACACAGACACGCAACGTATGCAAATGGAGATGCTTTTAAAATGAACGACGAAATATATATCGTTTTTGTAATAGCCCTCCTTACTGCATCTATTATCATGCACACAGACTCTAGGAAAAAACTAACATTATGCCAAAAACAAATAGAGGTGATACAAAATGACAAACGAACGTATTGAAATAGCCCTGATATTTGCTGGGGTATTCCTTGGCGCGTATCTTTTCTTGATTGGGTGTCAGTCTATATGTGGGGCAATTCATGTTCTTATCAGCCAATGACAATATAGCACCATGGTTTAAAGTGTATTGCCGCGCTCATGAATTGGCGCCTAGACACGTTTTCAGCGCGTGGACACTAGACGACTTAATACAGTCAAATGACAATAACAAACCAATACGTGTATGGATACCAGAGACTGTGTATCAATGCGCCATTACACTTAAAATAGTGGCGTGCAGTCATATTTCATCCCAACCACTTTATAAGGAATCTAAATGAAAAAGTTTAATTTAAAAGAGTGGCGTTTAAAATATAATATGACGCAAGAGGATTTTGCAAAATTAACTGGTAGCGCACGAAATAGGGTGAGCCGCGCGGAGAACGGGAAGGCCACAAAAGCATTGGTTTTCTTTGAAGCGTTCGCGTTATTTTATGACTTTAAGAACGAAAGAAAAAAACAATAAATAGATCTTTACACTGCATCAAAATGGTGCATAATGTATTTATAAGGAGATAACAAAATGAACATTCAGACAATGCTATACGGATACCGCGCAAGAGCAAATGAAGATGAACTAAACATCATGCGCAAAGTATGCCAGGCCATCAAGGCAGTAACAGAAGGCCACGACGCGTTTGTGCCTTTGTATGACCAGGCGGATGATGAAATACGGTCAATTGATATTGATATTGAAGGCTTGCGCCGCGAGCAAAAATGGGCAGATGAGAATGCAAAACATAGAGAGGATAGACCAAATGCTTGAAACCGACCCAATCGTTGACGCAGTATGCGCTAAACTACAAGCCCGCAGTGCTGTTGGATTAAAGAAATACGGCACGACTTTGGCGGATAACGTGGCCACGGTTAAAGAGAAATTAACACACATCCAAGAAGAATTGATGGATGGGGCGAATTATGTTGAATGGTTATTGCAGGAGAAAGAAATGCCAACACCAATGACGATTGAGATGGAACTAACAAAAACCCTCGAAAACGTTACTTGTGAAAATTTAAGTAACACGGATGAAAGACAGGCGGCGTTGGATGCTCTTAATAGATTGCACGCATACTCTGATTACTATGGGTGTTCACAAGATTTTAAGACTGTTTCAGCCGCCCTGCAATCGCCGCGGGTTCCTGATAATATGTTTAAAAAACTTGGTTCTTTGATAAAAGCTGTCGATGGTGGGACATTTGAAGATGATCCGCATGATGCAATCATTGATGCCGCGATACGTACATTGTCATCGCCACGGGTTCCGGTGATCGAGGGGTTGGATGATGCGATTGAATATGTTCGTGGTTTTGCAATAGATGTTGATGAAGAAGGTCTAGACCGTGATGGTAACGCTCGGTTTTTCTTCAAAGTTGTAAAAGCGGCGAGTGAATACGCCGAATTACAGAAGGGGGTTTGAGATGTTAGACCAGAACGAAATACCATTTAACCCCTTAAATGCTGTTGAAAATGGTGAAGGTATGCCACCACAAAGCGGTCTTGATCGGTATTCAAAGAAAGAGCTTATCGAATTTTCGCATCAATGGTGTGATATAACGGAAGAAAAAGTCGCTCGCATTCGCGCACACTTAAATAGCAATACCGTTTCGGCGGCGCAAGCCTTGTGGTATGCGAGAATATTTGGGAGATACGCAGGGTTATTACCGACCGGGCCTGCTGGGTCTACAGAAGGGGGTTTGAGATGACTTGTTGGACAAAAGAACAATTAGAAGATTTACTATATGCTGTTGTCGATGAATTGGATTTATCAGATACGATGATTGAAAAACACGGTCCTATGGGTACAGAGCCGCACCTTCTTGTGAGAGAAGTTTTGGAAATGAAAGATAGGCAGATAGAAATGTTGCGGAGAGGTTTTAAAGAAATTGGTGGTTGAGATGACGGAAGAATTAGAACCAGACGAAATCTATATTCAGTTAGGCGAAAATAGGACTGGCCTTGGCATTTGTCTGCGCCGCTGGCAAGAAACGCCGTTTGAAGGTGGAACAAAATATGTGCGCGATCAAGAATGGAAAAATCTTTATTTAGAATACCCACAATTTGAAAAACCTTTTGTTTGTAGAAAAAAGTTTTTAAAGAACAATCAATTCGAGGCAATTTTAAAATTAGAAAGCGATAGTGATGGTACCCTTAATTGCGGCAATCCATACCCTGTTTTAATGGATCTTTATTACCCAGACGAAAATATTTTAGACGATGATTGGTATAATTATGAATGGAAGGAAATAACAAATGGATAATAAACTACCTGAAAAAATCTACGCATGGAATTATTGTGGTTCTTTGAATACAGGGCTGGGTTTACCAGTTGTCGATATGGGAGATACACCGTGGGCAGTATATACACGCGCCCATTCTGCGGATGGAAGAACGGAAAATAAAAAGCCAGATGATGCAGAATTTGAACGCGCTCTTTCATTTTTTCTTGGATCATGCGAGGCCCAAGAAGTTGATATGTGGGACAGGTATGATGTTATAAAATCTTATGCTTACGGTTATAAAAAATTGTATTGGGATTTGCTTGCAAGCTGGGCAGATTTGAAAGTTCAGAATGGTGTTCTTTTAGAACGCGCCCAGCCAAAATATAAACGGGTGGATTTGGAAACATTAAAACGTGTCCACCCAATTAGAGACAGAGCGAACGGTGTTTATTCTTCTGCCTCTCATGAGGTTGACGGATACAACCGCGCCATCGACGAAATCAAATACAAATACGGCGATCTTTATGTTTTAACCAAAGAAGGAGAAGAAAATGTTTAAATTCACAGAGAAAATTGAGAATGTAAATTGTGATAGCGATTTGTTCTATGACTTGACTTACGGTGGCTATATTGACCCTCACGCCCTGTTGGAAGATAAAGCACAAGCAGACGAAATCGTTAAAGCTGGTGAGTTGCTTAAAAATTTCTTTGAAGCGATAGAAAATCATTTTGGAGAATGAAATGTTAGTAGACGAATACGGCGATCTTTATTTTATTGAAGATAAGGGGGTTTGAGATGACGGAAGATAAAATACATATTACTCAAGAACATGCCGATGCTTTCTTAAGAAGTCTCTGGCCATGTGGTGAGATGAACTATTTATCTAGCCACACGAGAAGTTTCTTAGAAGGCTTGTGCGGCGAAGTTCCTAAAAATCTCAGATATAATAATATATCTGAATACGACACAGAAATTGCTAATAAATTATCAGGCGTTTTGTATGCTTTGTCTGATTATATAGCACAGGGTAGGAAATAATTATGCAAGATTATTTAAATGAAATTTATATACAGTTATGCGAAAACAGAACTGGCCTTGGCATTTGCTTACGCCGTTGGCAAGAAACTCCGTTTGATGGCGGGATCAAGTACACCCGCGCCCAGCCAAAATATAAACGGGTGGATTTGGATGAGATAAAAATTAAAAATGCTGATTGGATTTCTCATCGTCAATACAACGCCGCCATCGATGACATCAAATCCAAATACGGCGATCTTTATGTGGAGGTGAAGTGAATGTGTAATTTATGCGAATTAACCGAAGATGAAAAAATAAGAATTGAAAAAGCGTTAGCGTCTTCCGTTTATCATGAGGCATCAAACGCATATCGTCAGATGAAAAATGAGATGGCAACGCTCGAAACCGTATTACGTACCTATGAGAAATGGGGCACGTATGCAAGCGAACACACGATGTTAAAAGTCCTTGGGCGTATTGCTGATATATCGTCCAAGGCAAATTATGAGGCAGCTTTAATCTTTAACAACGAAAAAGGAGAATAAAATGTACTACGGATCAGAAAAAGAACAAGGAAAAAGCGAAATTGGTAATTGCTCAAATAAACCAATTCACCCAATGGATGTAATACCCGGAAAAGTTTCAACAGGTGGCGTTATTCGCGCCATCGAGATGCTTGAAAACGAGTTACAAATCCAGCGTAATTTAATTGGGTCATTATTAGAAAAACTTGATAATTATACGGATAAAGCAGATTTAAATGCGCCAACTAGTGTTGAGCCAAAACGTGCCGCGCGTTGTGTGTTTGAACAAAGAATTTATATGTCTCTTGATAATGCAGAAGGAACAAACACATTGTTACGTCTTTTGATTGATCGGGTGCAATTATGACCGACATCGAACAAATTAAACTTGAAGTTGACCAATCTATGACTCAATATCGCCATTATCGTGATAATCGAGATATGGCGCGATCAATTGTAAATAAAACAATCGACTACCTCCACTCTCGCGGATACTTGGGTGGGGTGTGGCAACCGATTGAGACTGCGCCGAAGGATGGGACGGTTATATGGGGATATTGGAAGCACGCAACACAAGCTTGGCAAGGACCTGTGATGTACTTCATAGATTTTGAAGGTGATGAAAAATGGGTAACGGATGAATACAGAGATATCAACACCACACCAACCCACTGGCAACCATTACCCACCGCGCCGAATACCTTTAAAAAAGACGAAAACGTAAGCGTATCGAGCAAACATATTGATGCGGTAAAGGTGCCGGAAAAAAATATTAAAACCTTCGATGCATGGTTTGTATTTGATGGCGATGTGAACGGTTTAGCTGAATTTTGCGACGCATTAAACTGGAACAGTTTTAAAAAGGGCGGAAGAGATAAGAAAGGAAATTTGGTAATTTTCCTTGTTGATGGAGACGAAAGTATCGGTGCTATACGTAGTAGATCAAATAAGTTACACATCGCCGCTCTTGATTATTTAATGGGTTACGCCGCGCCGAAAGGAGAAACGAAATGACCACAGAAAAAATGCCGGATGTTGTTAATCTTGATTGGTACGCATTGCAAGAGGCATTACAAAATACAGGCCCTTTTACACGTTACATACGCGCCGAACCCGTTGAAAAATTGCTGAAACAGGCGCGGGATGCTTTAGAAGTTTGTAAATGGTGGATTGGTGGGCAGCCACCTCACCATAAAGAAGAGGAGCAGCGTAACCTTGTTGTAATCGCAATCGACAAATTCCTAGGAGATAAATAATGCAACCATTTTATATTATAGATAATATTATTTATATTTCGGTTTCTCATTGGGGTTTGTTCCCAGTTGGAAATGTGATAGAATTTTAACAACGTAAGGGGGCTAAAATGACACTAAAAATACACTGGGTAAACGCGACCAGAAGCGGCCAAGATAAAGCGCGAGTCGAGGAAGTTTACGCCACACAGCTATCAAATATGTTTGATAAACCAGAAGACCTTATAAAACTTAAGAAAGAATTTGATGACGCTGGCCAACCAGAGCGTCATGTCTGGCAATCATTCGCAAACATAGCCCATCTTGCGGCATGTTCAGCCCTTGAGCCATACGAACGCCGCCACGCTTATTTTAAAGTTGAACTGGGGGCCTGATATGTACCTTAAGGCTCAATGGAATAATGCCCCAGTAACACCTGAAGTTAAAGAAAGAGCGGAAAACGGCGTGGCTTGTTTTCTTATAGGTCATTTTAATGGTGTTCAAAACGCCTTTATAGCAAAACAAGAGTTTGTACGTTCAAGCCACCAACCAAGACACTTTTGGAATAGGGCTGTACAAAATGCAATAGATCTTGCAACAGTAGAGGTATCACCTTCTTCACGCCAAAATATGAAATGGCAAATCGGGTTCTTTGATGATTGATAATATTTTACGCGAGACAAAAGATGAAATTATAAAACGGCTTGAAAAGAAAATAATGGCCCTTGACGGACAGGTTGTTTTACTTCAGACTGAAAACAAGGCGCTGAAACTAAAATCTGAAATGCCGCGCAGACTTCTAAACGAAAATACCATCCTCAAGAAACGCATCAAGGCTATACTTAAATATGCCTCCCTCCCAAACCCATATTGAGTGGATCTCCGAACGGTTATACGCAGAGGGGTTCGAGATATCTATTACATGTGACATGGTGGATGACATTGACTATCTGACAGTTATCACCGGACCTGTACGAGTATCTAGATTTATCCCTAAAGACTTAACCCGCCGCGAGCGGGTTTTTCTTTTTTGGGATCTATCCAATACCATAAGAAAGAGGGAGCGGAAATGCCAAAAATAGAACGTGATGATTTCTGGCCTGAAGATAAACTTGCCGCGTTAATACTACTTGCAAAAGATGGGTATTCAGCGCGTGAAATTGTCGATAGGTTATGGGAGGAGGGGTTTAAAGTCACCCGTAACGCTGTTCTGGGGAAAGCCCACCGCCATAATATAGAGGTTGGAATGGTGAGCGGTGCAGGGTATTTACAATCCCAACGGTTTGGGCGTAAAGGTAAACCAAAGAACCCTATAGATGATTTACCGCCCAAGGCCCCGTTGCCCAACAGAGGGTGTTGCCAATGGCCTTTAGATGACGTGTGGTGCGGGGAACATACAGGGCTGGGATTACCTTATTGTGCAAAACACATGGATATAGCCTATACGGGCGTGCCCGTGTTGGCTTGGGTAGAAGCTCAACGATTATTAAACCTTTAAGCAATAAGCGGAAGCTGTGGATCATTCGCCGCTTGATAGTTATGGATGACTAATTTGTCACTCGCGCGTCTATTTGTTTCCGGACGTGCGGCGTCTGCAAATACGCCCATTAAAGCACGATGGTTTTTATCGACATAATCACGGTAGAAATCAACAACAATATGAGGCTTCCGTTTAGCCAGCCATGTTATATACGGGGTGTATTGCATTGCGAGATGCGCGCTTGATGGTTTGCCGTTATCAAAGTGACCGTCTAACCACCCATTAAGACGCCCCGTATGGACGCGGCGGTGGTCAAATTCACATAAAGGAATGGTTTTCTGCATTTCTGCAATCGTCATATCTAAATCACCCATATTTGTAACTTTAAATATTTCTGACAATTTATCAGCAGGCTTCACGTGATGAAAATTTAAATGTTCATTTGATGAGCAGACCATACAACGGGAGTTATGCTTGATATGTTTGTAGAATATTAAAGCTAATTCAGACATAATTTTTTCCTTGTCAAGTTATGGTTTAAAACTTGGCGTAATGTTTTAGGCGTATCATTTTTGTGAGCTATTATATAGAAAGTACCACTGCAGTAATTATTTGTCGTTTTCGTCGCGCATCCACTTATTAATATACATAAGATTAGTAACGTTGGCAGGAGTGATATATTTCTGTAATGTTTCATTAAGCTGTTTTCCTGCCTCTGTTGCGAGTATTGCACCTTCAAGTTGGCATTGTTTATAACCTGAATCATATTTAACAACCCCGTACCTATAAAAGAAAAAACCGCCAAGGCCAAAAATGACCAAGGCGGCGAGTAGGGGGAGATAAAATCTTACCATTTATTTCTTTGCAACGATTGACAATTTATCCAACACGGAAACAATTTTGCCAAGAATCGCGTCATCTTTTTGCGATGGCGTTAATGCCACAATCATGGATGCAACAGAGACAACGCCGCCAATGATGGCAAATATTGATTGGTAGTTTTCTAAAATCCAGTTCATATAACCCTCCTATAGGTTAATCTAATATAGCCGGGGCCGACTGGAACACGTTTGTGCCCATTGTCGGTCCCGACCGAAGCGTTAACAAAGAACGTTAACTAGACTTAAGGAGACTGGGCGGAATGCTTTGACGGGCTCCCCCATATCAACTAATCAAGTATAACAAGTTTAAATTCTTTTGGCAATGTTTTGCGCAGGCGGTTCAGTGTATTCCCTGAGTTGGCAATACCAGGCACACCGTTGAAATCTGTAAAATATTCACCAACAAGGATGCAGCCTTGTGTGTCTTTGATTGTGTTGCCAGCATGGATTAGGATAGCGGACCGATTTGGTACGTTATTAATAATCCAAACGTCAGGATATTTGGGGCTTGAATATTTGTTTACGGGAAATTCACCATATGGGATGCAGGACATGGACCGTTTATTATCTTCCCACGGGTCCTCACAAGTGACGCATAATGGGCGGTCATTATATATTAACACACCGAATGTCCCGTTTTGGTTAGACAACACACGATGCAGGAATACACGATCCATGCTATTTCCTTTTCACCCTAAAATAAACACCAACAGATAATAACACAAACAATCCAAAAACAAACCAATATCTGTAGTCTCCGCCTGAGACGGACCCTGCACCACCGACCCAAAACAATATATCCGTGATGCTATCCATCAGCGCTGGGCCGCTAAACGCTTTGTATAGGTCAAACCCTTCTTTGGTGACGGCAAACGCTATCGTCACGATAAGCCAATAAGCACCTGTGAATGTGGCAATCAATGCCCCTAGGAAAGCGTGTGACATTTGATTCGTCGCCCATCCATACCAGCTTTGCGCTTGGTCGTCCGGTGTCATTAAATCTTTAAACACTTGTGTAATACGTTTCATAGAAACACTCGCATAGGAACAACAGGATCAATGGGATTACCTTGTGCATCCGTTACAAAAAAGCGGGACGGGTCGCCTAACGCGGCGGCAATGTCAGGATTAACGGCAGCAGCCTCGGCAGCGGCTTGGCCAATAGAAAAAGGTGTCCGAACGTTTATATGTACGTATTTCTTACCTTGTGCGTTTTTCAAAACATCCCGTGTATCAGGTTGCCCTTCTTCTGGCGCTGGCCCCGAAGGCTTATACCCAATATAATCCCATGTAACGCCATCCGCAGGGATGACTGTCTGCCCATCCATGGATATAACGCCCATAGCTTGAGCAAGGCCCAACAGTGCCGGATAATCTTCTTCAATACAGCGGAGAGCGTTGTCAACCATGATAAGCCTATGTCGTTAGTGTTTGTAATTGGGCGTTTGATGCGCTGTTGTCGGGGTAATAACGAATTTCTGAAATCCAGCCGTTTAATTGAGAGCCGCCAGCACCTTCCGCCCCAACATTAAATGTGGTGTATCCAGATGTATTAAAAGCAACAGAAGCGGTTGCAACAGTTCCACCATTTACTACAATTTTCTTAGTTGGGCTATTCAAAACAGTTGCAACTTTGCTTATTGATAAATCTGTGTATGCGTTTGCCGTGTTTGGTGAAAAATTTACAACACCTGCAACCGCAGTTCGAACTTGAGCGGCACCGCTTGTTGACCGCAAAATAGAATAAGAATTGTTCGCGGTGCCATCATTTATAGATAGAACTCGACGAGCAGCAACAGGGCTTGATGTTGTTGTAACAGCGGCATAAAATGTTCCCTTGGTTTGGTCTAACCAAGATATAGAGGTCGTCGCCAATATATCTGACGCACGAGTTGCAGCTGTTCCATATGTCGGGATGAGGCTTGTTAATCCGTTTCCTACTTCCAATTGGCCCCCAAACATTTCAATAACATCAGTGGATGTATTTGTTGGAATACGTGTGTCGCTTGCCGATGTTATCGCGGCGAGCAAACAGGCGGTACCAACGGCCGGTGCTCCGCCGCTTGTAAAAGCCATCATCAAACGGAAAACACCATTACCACAATTGACAATACTACTTGCGGCAACCGTTGCCCCTACTCCAACAACCGTTCCGTTTACAATATCAAAATTAACATAGTCAGTAACAGCAGCGGCAAATCCTGTTGATATTGATAATTGAATGAGGCCAGTTCCGCTAATGCTTTTTGCATACACCGAAGCCGTATGTACTGTTGAAGCCGCTGGGGCCGACGCAAGGGTCCCGTAAAACGCAAAGTGTGGGTTTGATATGCCATCAAACGTAACGCGCTTAACGGTTGTCCCAAAAAATGTTCCGCCATCTGCGGAAGACCCGCCAGTCACACTAACCGTCAATGTGTTTGGATTTAGGTTTGTGCGCGATTCTTCCACCAATACGCCGCGCGCCGCGTTGTTTTGTGGGTTGTAATCAAACCTTGGCCCATACCATGCCGAACCAGTTGTCGCAAATTCAGATCGCCATGTTTGCGGGGAAGATACACTATATGGCTCAAACAAAGCATTAGCAGACTCGATAGCTGCGCCATTACCAACGCGTGTTGTATTATTATCCGAAACGGCAGTATTAATAGATAAGGCAGCGTCCGTTGACGATGACCATGTTACAAGTGCAGACAAAGTGACGCGAACCCAACCATTCCCTACATCCGTAATCGTAGCAGAAATATTTGTTGCGCTAGACCCACTAACCGTGCCAAGGACTTTGTTTTGCAAATCAACCCATACACGAGCTTGGTTTCCAGTAGCAGATGTTGAGTACAAAATGACCCTTGCCCACTGATGATTTACGTAGCGCATATAAATGCTGAACGTATTTATAGCGCCAACAATAACTGGCTGATTGCTTATTGTATGGCCTTGAGTTGGGCTTGCCACGGTCCATGTCGCAAGATAAGAAGGTGACCCAACAGGAGACGTGTTACCAGATAGTGCAATCGTACCGTCAGCGCCCATAGACCAGCTTGTGTTTAATGTAACTCCACGTGTACATTGCTGAACAGGCGCCCAAATCAATCGGCCCTGATTATCAAATTGTGTCGCGTTTGTAGTGCGGGTTGATGTGAATGGGAATGCTTCAGAACCTATCCCAGATTCAAAGAACCGTTGATTAGCATAGTCATAGATTAGTGTAGGTAATACACCATTTAACAAAAATGTTGATGATTTATACCATGCCGCGCCGGATGAGCGTGATCTTGTTCTTGTGCGGATCAATTTAATGACTCCCTGTAATTCTTGCGAGATCTTTTGGGATATGCTCTATAACCCATATAATACCTACTAATACACACG